TTTTTGCATATTCTTTATTATATTTCTTTCTTAATTCATTTCTATCCCTTCTCCAAAAATTTTTGCATTTTTTAGAACAATATTTTTTTTGTCTCCCCACCAATAAGTTATCACAACTTATACATTGCCCATTTTTCTCCATTAAATTCTCCCCTCCAAACAAGAAAAGAGCAATGCCCAATCCTAAACTCTCCTAAAGGAAAAAACAAAGCTCTTTTATTATATTTAACTCTATTATTAAAATACTTTCTTGGAGAGTTTAAGCATCTTAATAATTATATATTATGAAAAATAAATAAAATTCCTCTTTTATTGCTTTTTCTTAAATACAAAAATAGGTTCTGTATGCCAAACTTTACCATTCTTCCTAAAAAACTCGCTATTTGATAGCCTCATATGATATGTTTTCTCTAACTCCCAACTATTTTCACAATGTTTACATAAATCATCTGCTATCTTATAATATGCCAAATTTTTAACATTTAATACAAGACTTCCATTGTCATTTAATAATCTATAACTCTCATCCACTATCCTAAATAAAAAATCATTTAACCAAACATTATACTTGTTAAACCTATTACTACTTTGACTATGGTCATCGTTATAAATCTCTGTATTAAAAAACGGAGGACTAGTAAATATTAAATCATATTTATCATTTAATTCAGGCATAATCTCCTCCGCACAACCTAAATCAAATCTAAAATTATATTTGTATATACGTTCTCCTAATACATCATATTGAGTAGAAAAGAAACTAGATATCTCCATATTCCCAACAGCAGTTTGACCATCCGGGTCAATTCCATGATAATGTAAATCCCTATTAGAGGCAATACACCCTGCTAATCTACCACTGTAACCAGAACAAGGGTCTAGTATTTTTCCTTCTCGAGAACAATAATTATCATAAATAAATTTGGCAATTACAGGCTTAAAATTAACTACACCGCGAGTCCCATTTCTCGTTTTTAATATCCTTCTCATACCTGCTGGATTAGGAATATTCCCTAATTCCATCCATCTATTAATACAGTCTCTTAACCCATCATCATCGCGATAAGTTTTATAAGGAGAATTCTCTCCTCTACTATAATACGCTTCCATCATATGAGGATGAAAACTATTGGCTAAATCTAACCCTTGAGTATTCATTTGTAAATAATTATCTTCTAAAAGAACGTTTTTAGCTTTCATCACTCTCTGAATTCTGTTCTCTTTTTGTTCATCTGTAAGAAAATTATGAGGAAAACCATTCTTTCTATAATACTGGAATAATATCTCTACTATCTCTTTCTTAATTTCTTCATCTCCTTCTTGATATATCTTCAACAACTTTTTAAAGTCTTTTGTTTTATCACTATTCTCCCAATAAGACAAAGCACAATGACGGATATAATCACTTTTTTTTCTATTAAATAAAGAAGACTTGATCTTGATAGTGTTATGATCTTGTTCGCTGGTGCGAAGAATAATGTTGGTTGTTTTTCTTACTTTAGACATCTAATTCTCCCAAAGAGGTATTGCATCTCTAAATCTATTTTTAAATTTTTTATATTCTGAATTTCCAATTAGCACTATACTAATCCCATGCTGATCTACAACAGCTTTAATCTTTTTCCTATTTTTTACACAGCAATCACAAGTACACTCCCATTTACTAGAAGACTTTGCATGACCTTTTACCTCATAATAAAAATTCTTGGTAGGAAAATAAAAATCAGGACAATATGTGCAATCTTCTCCATCTACTATTATTTCGAATCTTTTAGGTTCAAATTGATAGATCCTATTTATATACTTACAAACTCTACAAATATTAGCTTCCCATGTACTTCTGACATAATGACCGATATCTTTCCTTATACCCCCTTTACCTCTACCAGCCCCTTTCGGAGAAGGTTTGCCATACATGGGATTATTTTTCCCACTATAGCTTCTTCTCTTTTTATAACCTCTTCTTGCAGATTTCTTATATTTTTCTGTGCTAAATTTGCCTTCTGCCCATGCTTTCTTTACTGATTGAGAAACTCTACTATTATGTTCTTTAGTTTTTTTAAGAGTTTTCATTGTAGAAGATATCCTCTTCTTTCTAATACTTTCTAACTCCTTTGAAGATAAGTATTTAGCAACAGTCAACATTATCTTTTCATAAGAAATTCCTGCAAAAATATTACCTACCGAATCAAGCCTTTTATGAATATCTTTTTTACTTTCAATATATAATTTAACCATTTCTTGTTCTTGATTGTAAAGAAAAACAATATGGTTATCTTTCTTACTCTTGCGAATATGATTCACAACTTTCCAATAAATATCATACCTTTTGCTACACAAAGGACAAGAATTTTTATTCTGATATTTATGATGATTTTTCATATAGTATTAATTATTGTATATACAATGTTTTCGCTTGTCAACTCTATTCTAAAAAATACCAACCAACATATGTTGATTATCATTCCAAAAATAAATAAATTATCTATCTACTTCTCTCATTGTATATACAATAGGTATAAACAAATTCCTCTTAGAAAATAAAAGTATATACATATTCTTACAAAGAAAAAAGACAAAATAAAAAAGAGCAGGACTTAAAAATCCTGCTCTTTAAAAACCTTCTTTTTAACTCAATTAGCTAGCATTTGCATCAGTCATTGTGATCTTTGCAATTGCATAATCGTTTATAACAACAATACCTACCTCCTCATATATGACCCAGCCTAATCGAAGCTTCTTTGGATCATCTGCTGGAAGAACCGTAATATCCTGACGAATAGGAAATGCACCAACAGTCTCAGGTGATGCAACTACAAGAACTGTAGCATTATCCATCCTTGAACTTACGTGTATGTCAGCAGTCCACAAGTGACCATATAATCCAGTTGTAATTATTTCTCTTTGTGTTGCTTCGTCAAAGAAATCCTTACCAAAAGTTCTGATACTCGCATACTGAAATGCGTGTGTTACTATCTTGGCTGCTACTAAATCGTGTTGCTCTATTTGCTTAAAAGCCTCATTCAATGCTGCAATTGTCAAAGTACCATAATTAGTAATTGACTGTCCTGCTGGACATGCTGTAAGAAGAGCATTAAAAATATTACTATCTTCTTCCTTCTGAATAGCTTCCTTAGCCTTGATCTGTGCTCTGTCCACTATGTAAAACCTACGAGCCTTAATCTCACTAAGTCTAATCGTCGGATTAGCAGCTATTTCAAAAGTAGGAACTAATACTTCCTCACCTTCCTGAATCTGATCAGGAACAGCACCACGTCTTGAAACTACCCAAGCGATGGCTGCGACATCTCTTTCATAACGTGCAAGTGCTCCTTGAGGGAGTTCATCAACCATGAGTAACTTACGACCTACAGCTTGATACTCTAATGCTCTACGAATTGGTTCTACCATTGCCTGAGCAAGTGCAGTTCTGCCTTCGTCAGTATTAAGAGCTTGTGCAATAACCATCTCTTTTTCTTGGTCTGTTAAACCGTTCTTATTAAGAGCCATAATAATCTCCTTTTTTCTCTATCTATTTTTAGATCTTATTAAGTCTAAAATATAGTTTTTAAACTTTATTGTCTTATAAACTACTATTACAACCTGCAAAGAACTGGAATCCACGTATTGGTTCCCGCATTTGCAAGAGCAATATGTCCATCCGTATCTGTGCCAGGAACACCACTTGGATAAGATGATGCTAATCCTACTGAAATACCGCAAATATCGTCGTCGACTACAGTGGCTGCTTCTTTCCACTCGCCTACTGTAGTTCCACTGATACCGAGAGTTTGACCTACAGTTACACTTGCTGGTGCATCAAAAAGGTCGTCAGAAATCCAGAACTTACCACCACCGTTATACACGGTAATCTTTTGTGAAGATGTAGTTTCATCATAAAAATCTGTAACCCTATTTTCAGTCCATCTCGTACCAGCTCCATCTGCACCGATAACTACCTGAGCAGAATAGGGTGTAGTTTGACCTTCTGCCGCTAATGCTGAATCACCTGCAATACCAACTGCTACTTTACCGACGCTTGTTCCTATTGGAGCAGGAACTGCCAAACCTGTTGCATCGAGTGTGATAATCATACCAGCACTAATAGCAGATGCACCAACTGGATACATATCTGCGACTACATGATATTCAACTATGAGAGCCATAATAATCTCCTTTTATTCTTGTTGTTAAAATAACATTACTTATGGTAAGTTTTCCTTAGTTGTGTGTTGCTATCATTATCAGCTATAATGTTTTGTTTACCTAGGGTAAACATACTTGATAATTTCTTACTCAACTCATCACCAGAATTTCTTACACTACTTGTCTCATTTATTTGCACGGGCTGAGACATACCGTCTGAAACAGCGTCAAGACCTTTAACACTCGCAAATATAGACTTTTCTATATCACGAATTTGTTGTGGCTTATAGCTTTTTAATTCACCAATTTTAGTTTCTAGTTCAGAAGCTT